TTGACCCTTTTCCGGCTCCGCCAGTATTGGAGGGACAGCGCCCCGGACGGTGTTTTACCACGGTCCGGGACTAACCTCCTCAGACGGTCGCCGAGTGGATGGCTTTACGCCACCCGGGGGGGAAAATTAGGCGAACCCTTGGACTTAATCAACTTCGCTTCCATCGGGATCCGTGCGGGTGAAATCCATAGCCTCCGCTACGTTTCCTTCCCCAGTTCGCCCGAACGGCCAACGTACTGCCGCCCCCATGATGACCACCCAATTTGGTTTTGTCATCATGGTGTAGGTGGAATTGTATGTCCGGAGACACGCCGCTTGCACCGCCGCTCTCCAATTTTGGAGGTCGCGGATCATCTGCGGGCTTAGCGTTATTTCCGGCTGAAACTGGTCGGCCGCCAGTCGAAGGTCCTTTGTGAGGTCTCTCACTTTGTCCAAGTATTCTCGAAGAGTTTGTTGAGACATGTTTGGCTAATTGACGAGTGTCCACGGGTTCGGAACAGGGGAGTGAATCCTGGGCCAATGTTCGCTCGTATGGCCTCTTGGGATCTTCACTCACCACTGACAACACGATCGGCCGAACCTCGTCCTCATGTTGCACGCCGTCAAGAAAGGTGCAGTATTGCTCGACCACTGAGGGTGGAACTCCGAGGCGCGCTGCCATACACTCGGTCATAAGGCCGACGTCCTTAGGGTTTTGTGGCCATGCCCCTGACGTCACCATCCAGTATGGCTTGTCTTGCATCCAATCCTTGCGCTTCATCCTCGTTGAGCGGGAGCCTGCACGACTGGCGTAGACACGCTGAATGGCGTTGCAGTAGTTGCTGATGATCGGCGTATGGGCATCGGTGTTCAGATAGCCCTCGACCCGATCCATCGCGGCGTCTTCGATCGGCACCGTGGCAACACGTCCGGTCAGATGAAGTTTCCGGAGTGTGCGGAGCGGATCCTGGAAACTGGTGGTCGTTTCCAGGGGATTGGGGTAGACCCTCGCAAGGAAGGTCACACCCTGTTCGTGGTCATAATTGGCAATCTTCAACTTCATGCCAATCTGATCCACGACCCAATTCCACTCCCGACGATACCTCATGTCGAAGAGACTGTCATCACCAAACGCCAAACCCACGAGGCGAAAAGCCAGTTCCGGTTCCAAAGTTGGATGGGCTCGGCGGATGGCGGCATACTGCATGAAGCCGTTGGCGACGCTGTTTAGGTCGCAAGTTGTAGGTGAACCGGATTTCACCCCAGGGCCAGCCTCGTAATAAAAGCCAAATCTCTTCGCGCGCGCGGGGCAGACAACCAGCGTTTTGAGCAGTTTGAAAAGCTCTTCGTGGAAGTCCACCCGAAACCACTTCATGTAGACTGCGTTCATTACGTTGTCGTGCAGCCAGGAACTAACAGTACCATCAAAATTACTGAAATCCCCTTCGGCCGGCACTTCGACGGTTCCGACGTAATTACAGACGCAATCCGCAATTTCTGTGGGTGTGTGTCCCGGCATGAACCAATGACGGTTGTGCTCTCCGTGGAGCACCTCATCGCGGAACTTAAGAGTGAATTTGGATAGCATTGTCAAGTAACGGTAATCGGGAAAGCTGGAAATGATCCTGCCGTCCTTCATACACGGCTCGTTCTTGACGAAGCACTCTATAAGTTCACGCGGAGCCGCATCAATGGTCTCCAGGATCCTCTTGACCCCCAGAACTTGAGATGGTTTGTCAAGCAGCTGTATGGTCTCCTCGATGTCATAAGGATCTCCAGTTCCAGGCTCCGGGACGACCAGGCTCACAAACTCGCGGGCATAAACCCCGAGAATGCTGTTGGGAACCTTGTCATTGGTCTGGAATGTGACCCTTTCGTCGATGGATCGTGAGAGGGACTCCCACTGCTTGATTGCTGGCACGAGATTTGGCTCCTCCACTAACGAGGAACTTATGGCTCTGAAACTTGGGACCGGCGCTTCGCACTGCATGCTTAGAGGCCAGTGGACATCAACCTTGGTCATTGGTCGACCCAGTCTCAAAAACTCTCCTTGTGCCTTAGGGGCTAGTGAATAGTGTTGCCCGATAAGAGCCAGGTCTGCTGAGCCGCTTATGCCCATTCCTAGGCAACGTGTTGTGACTGAAGCGGCGGACCCAAGGCCCATCATGACGTCATAGTCTGTTTTGGCCACACAGACTTGAGCATCATCCCCGTCTCTTCCGATGGAAATCTTCAGGTTCTTTCCATGGAGACCCACGATCGCGTTCCAGCCGGGCTTGTTTGGACATCTGAAGTCTTGTCTTTTCAGACGCCTGGAATTGACCTCGGTCTGCATCCAGGTGATTTGAAGGCCAGCATGATGTGGCATTGTCCATACCAAAGCCCTTTCTGGCGATGACTCATAGGGTCTCGCGAAAACAACCTTATGCCAGATCACCTTGCGCACACCCAAGAACGAAAGCAGATATCGCGCCCAGGACATGCAGCGCACCGGCTCGTAAGAGTAAACAAACTCGCCGAAGGCTGTCCAATCCCAGACTTTGTGTTTCCAAGATGAGCCTCCGCTCACCTCGTAAATGATTTCGTTGTTTTCAATGCGAAATCTGCAGTCACCGTCGTTTCCGGAGACGTGGAGCGGTGCGAATGTGTAAAGTACGTGTGGCAACCCCGTACCTAGGTATTCGTCCAAATTCTCGACATAGTAGTCTGTGTCGACACAAACGATGACATCGTTTGCTTCTGGTTGTTTGTTTCGGACGTTATCCCATAGGTCTCCTGGTGCTACGTGGTACAAAACACCTCCCTTGTTGTCGGTGGCATGACCACCGGGGGAGAGCTCGTACATCCTCCGTCCCATTGAGTGCACGGTGGCTTCAATCGTCCTCCGGGCGGCATCACGTGCGGCCCCAGCGACGGAATGACCATTATCCGATTTTCTGGGCACTTCTGGTGTGAGGTGATCTAATGGATTGAACTTCAAGTCAATATCCTCGCGGGTTAGATCAAGCAACGGTCTATTCACCAACCTCGTTGGCAATGTGGTACTAGCATACGGCCCCGATCGGCAATACGCCTGTACTTTCTCCCAATTGTCGTAAGCGAATTTCCCCGCCAGTGCGATACCGACGGCAAAACCAATTTTGGTGTACGATACATCAAAACTCACTGACAACATCATATTGAAAGAAT